CGTGGAAAAAGAGCTTGGATAAAAAGAAACAAGACAGAAAAGAAGAAAGAAAAATCGCATTCGACACAGCGTACTCAGCTCTAAATGATGGACTCGCTCCAGTCACCTCAGAGGCACTTTGTGAATATTTGGGCATATCTGAGAAGACTCTCAAGAGACGAATCAAGGAAATAAACGGGTATGAATTAGATGGAGAGCATGTCGTTATCAAAAAGTAAATTCGGAAAAAATCCTATTTTTGGACAGGACAAACTCGAGGACAGACATCGGGACAGACAGGACAAAACACCGACTTTGTCCGTGTCCAAGAAGTAAAACGAATTCACCTAAAAGGTGTACTTGGACAGGACAAACTCGGGACAAACTTCGACTTTGTCCACGGACAGACAAACTATAACCCTAAGAGGGTGTAATTAGGGAATGTCCGAAGAATCGTCCATCGTCCATGATAGGAACAGAACAGGTGGGCTTTAGACTCCGCCCACCATGTCTGTCCTTTCTACCATGGACAAAAGCGAAAATAAAAAAAGAAAAATCTGTGTGGAATTTCACAAACTTAAAAGGAGAAAAATTATGGCACGTAAAAAATCAAAATTGTTGGAGGTCGGAAAAGAGATGCCGCTCTTATATCATTCATTCCCAGATGAAGAATATGACCCAACGCAATCACAAGTGTTGGAATGGATTTCGAAACAGCCTGAACTCATGGAATGGATTTTCAGACAATTGAAATCCGCTGGTTATGTTATCTATGAACCTCAATGGGGGGCGTGGAGAGGTGTTGGGAATCATGATTGAATTCTTCATTCCCATGGAAAAGATTCCAACAACAACTCATCAGCAAAAGCAAGTGACTTGTAGAAATGGAAAGCCTCGTTTCTATGAACCTCCTAAGCTCATACAGGCTCGAGCGAAGTATATGGCACATTTCTCTCACTTTGCTCCTAAAACTCCTCTACGGGGCTGTGTGAGGCTCACAATCAAATGGTGCTTCCCTTTAAAAGATGGAAAGTACAACGGACAATATAAAGGCACGAAACCAGACCTAGACAACATGGAGAAGTTGCTGCTTGATTGTCTCACTGATTTGGGGTTCTGGGAAGATGACAACAAGGTCGCTTCTAAAATCTCAGAGAAGTTCTATGCGGATCCACCGGGAATCTATCTCAGATTGGAGGAGCTCGAATGAAATTGAATTATCACGAGTTCATGAATAAGGTCGCCGATTGGATTGTGGAACAAGAAAATGTCGCTCAAAAGTTGGGCTTCGGTTCGGTCGAATATTTCAATTGGGTTTTCGAATCGAGTGGAAAGCTATGTGATGAATATGAGAATCATCCATTCGTGAGAAGGCAAATGCTCATGGTATTCGAGCACATCGATGAAGCCTTCAAAAATCAACATCAAAAATAAGGAGATAAACTATGGCAAATCAAGTCGAAGGATTGAACGGAACTCGTTCAACTTATGAATACGAGAACATCGAGATTGTGGAGAATGACGGTGTTCGCATGGTTCGAAGATTAAAAGATAAGAAAATCATTGGACTAAATTCACCAAAAAAAGAACCTCGAGAAGGGTACTATCAACGACAATTCAACAAGAGCCAACCAAGATATCAAGATTTAGCTCTTAAAGAAGAACTCACTAATTTCTTCAAAGATACAGGGATGTCAATCGGGGAGTTCATCAAAGATTCCAACATCATCAATTATCATCTTGTGTGGAGTTTTGTGAACGGAAAAAACCGAATCACATTAGATGCAATTAACGAAATCAAAAGGAGAATAGATGCTTATGGAAAACATTAAAATCTATGTAATTGTTAGAAACCAAGAGCCTCACTTCCTATTCGAACGCATTGAAGACTATTCAAGCATGAGAGGATATCTTGCAAAGGCTCATCCACTCTACACACACCGATTCACGAAATACGTTGAGAAGGCGATGCACTTCCTCACAATTAAAGAAGCGTTGGATTTCATCCAAGCACACCAAATCGATGGCTCTATCATCAAGGACTTGTCTCAAGAAAGACTTAAACGAAGAAAGATGTCCAAACAGTATCATGAAGATTATGGAGATGTTATCACTTATCTATACAGCGTGATGGGGAATTCAAGCGATAAGATGCTTCAAGCTGCTCATGATATGCATATTAGTGTTACATCGTTGACTAAATTCATGCGAGATCCGTATTCACTCTCTTCTCAAACAAGAGACAAGATTGTGGCAAATATTACACGACTAAAAAAGGAGGACTAAATCATGAAAGAGACAACAGAATTCGAAAAACTGAAAGATGATGTTCACTACTTGATTGTGGCTCATTGCAAGTACAAGGATATGTCGATGTATGACAGAGCGTTGAAGCAATTCCAAGAAGATATCAACTATAGACAGTTAGAAGAGATGAGCTACAATAAACGATTCGCTTTCTTACTTGGATTTGAAACATCGTTGAAGGCAATAGACAATGCGATTCAAATGCATGAATGGGTGAAGAAAAATCCCGAAATGGTTGAATGGCCGAAGAGGTTAGACCTTAATGATTATAAATATTGATGAAATTATCAAAGCTTATGAAAAGAAACACGGACCAATCGAAATCGATGGACACTATGGCGAGCAAGTTGTGATAAAACAAGATGAAAATATATTCATGTATATATCCCCATGGCTTCCGTATAGAGAAGTGTGGGAAAGCAGCAAACGGATCTTAGATGTAAAGGAGGAAGACTATGGAAGATAAGAACGAAAGCGAAAAACTAATGGAAGAAATGAAACGAATCGGCGAAGGATTCAACAAGTTCATCGAATCAATTGGCGAAGCGTTGAATAAATTGTTCTATCCAAAAGAAGATGATTGGAAGATGAAAATCCCGTTCGAGGATGGGGATGAATATTTCGCATTAAATCATAGGGGTAGCATTATAGAAACTACATGGAATAATCACTGTGTTGATGAAGAAAGATTCGAACTTGGCAACGTGTTCCTAACTAGAGAAGCAGCCGAATTAGAATCCAAACGCAGAAATCTACTGACACGATTCAGATCGTTCAGAGATGAGTGCAATGGGGATTGGAAGTCGGATTATAAGGATGTTACACAAAAAAAGTACTATGTATCCTATTCAGAAATAAAAAATAGTCTTTATGTTAGTTATATAGTTCTTGGTAATCATTTACATACTTTCGGTTACTTCAAAAATGAAGAAGATGCCGAACGTGCTATCGAATTGTTTGGGGACGAAATCATCGAGTTGTTTGTGGATAACGAGGTGTAAGAATGAACATTATGATATTGATGGTGTTTAGTTGGATTATATTATCGTTCTTATTCGTTGTCCTATTCGTTTTCATCTTCAACTTCGCTTACATCGTATTCGACATCGCTGAATGGGTTGGAGATACGATTGCCAATGTTGTCGAATGGACATTCGATACGATAAATGAAAAAATGCGGATCAATAAATAATATGAAAATAGAAATGGGGAATAAAAAAATATGGAACTTACTTTATATTTAGAAAATGGAAAAACGCTAAGATTTGAAAATGTGACTAATATCAAACAAGATTCTTATATAACGAGCATGGTTGAATTCAAGTATATAAGTGCATCTGATGGCAAAAAGAAAAAGGCGTATTTTAGCCTTAATAGTGTGATTGGGATATCTACTGATAAGGAGGACTTTGATGTTAACAGTTTATTCTAAACTCGAGGAGTTGGTTGGATGATTATTTGGGCGTTATTTGATAGTGGCAATGGCTTCTACTCTCAAGGAGTTAAAGAGCTGAATGAGGGGGGGCAAAAGATGACAATCTATTCGGTGGGATTGGATATTGAAAACAAGAATAATCACTTCATTCACTTGAATCTTGCCGATTACTCGTATCTCTTCGGAGACAACAAGCTATACGAAACTCTTGACAAACTCCCTCACCCGGATCTCATCATTGCAAGTCCTCCTTGTGAGTCGTGGTCGATTGCATCGTCTATGGACAAAGGGAACGCCTGTTGGAAACAAGAACGAGCGGATGATTGCTTATTCGACCCACAAATCCCACTAAGCCCATTTACTATTCGAGACTATCACGAGTATGAAAAATATACTTATATTCCCGAAAGACAAATTGTGAAGCGAATCAATGGTGAACTATGTGCTTTCAATTTGATTCAAATCATTAAGCGATACAATCCGAAGTATTATGTTATTGAGAACCCAGCAAGCTCGAAGATATGGGACTATATTGACCGAGTGCTTGGATTCAAAATCCCGTATGACAATTTGGCTCATTACAATCAATATGATAATTATCCAATCCAAAAACCAACAAGATTCAAATCCAATATTGAGCTCAAATTGAAAACAGGAAATAAACCAAGTGACATCAATTTCAAACAAATGAATGGATACAACAATCGCTCAAACATCCCAATTAGTTTGGTGAAGAGCATCTTCAATCAAATTCTTGAAATGGAGGGATTGAATGAAAGATAAGAAAATCGCTGAGATTCGATTCAGAGAGTATCCATATTATGACAAAGAAATCACATCGAGAAAATTCGATATGTTATGCCATAAGGAAGAAGATGTGAATGCGTGGATCCGTGCAAAGGGAACAAACTCGAAAGCAGCGGAAAACGAGCTCATTCGATTCGAGAGTGACAAGTACATTCAAAATCGACTCTTTTGGAAGCGATGTGTGGAAGAAACTCTTGAAGAGCTTGATGAAAAACAAAGAGAATTTGTCACAGAATACTATTTTGATGATGTATATGACTATCGCTCACTTGCGAAGAAACACTTCACGAATCGAAATGTCATCATGAACGCTTGCAATCTAGCGTGTGAGATTTTGCTCATTAAATTGGGTGAAAAATTCTAGTAGTGACAGAAAACGGTGTTTGTCACGAGAAAAACGTGATATATTAGTAGTGTGAAAAGGTGTAAGAAACGGTATCATCTTGTCATAATGTGAAAACTCCTACATTTATTTTTTCCTCGGGACCTCCACTCCCGAGGTTTTTTGTTATCGTTTAAATATAGAAATGAGGTGATGGAAAGTGACGAAAATGACATTGAAACAACAACGATTTGCGGATGAGTACATCATCACAGGGAATGCGACTCAATCGGCAATCAAGGCTGGTTATAGTTCAAAATACGCAAACACTAACGCAAACAAGCTACTACAAAACACTACAATAAAAAACTACATCGATGAACGACTCGAAAAGCTCGAATCCGAGAAGATTGCAACACAAGAAGAAGTCCTTCAATATTTGACGAGCGTGATGCGTGGCGAGAAGACCGAGCCTTTGTTGGTTCTTGATGGTGAAGGAACTCAAAAGGTTATCCAAGCGGTCCCGAACGTACAATCAAGAACACGAGCGGCGGAGCTTCTAGGCAAGCGATATGGAACGTTTACGGATCGTGTGGACATCAACGCTCAAATTGAATCGAAACCGAAGTTCGACGACATCGTGAACCAATCAGGAGG